CTGCTCTAGCTCACGGGCCACGATACCAAGGGTAGACGACACATTAAAGGTGAGGTCCTGCACTGGGTAGCGGTCAGGCGCGAACTGCATCATGCGCCAAGCTGCCTTATTGATAAAGGGGATGGTGAACTTCCGCTCGATGTTCGCGAGTGTGCGCTTGCTGCGCTTGATGCTGCCACCCATGATCATCGACATGCCACCTGAGGTAGCGTTGCGGGCTTCTCCGCCTGTCCCTACTGCACTGTCCATCGACCCGGTGCCCATCTGTACCTGCCGCTCAAGGTCTGCGCCTTGGCTGAAGGTGTTGGGGTTGACCTGACCGAACTGGAATGGCTTCAGGATGTCGTCAGGGTTGCCGTTAGTGAACACGGTCTTGCCCGGAGCTATCTTGAAGTCACCACCACGGTGCATCCTTGTTGCATCAACTGCCATCATCGGGTGAATGGAGAGAGCCATCGCGTCAATGCGACCACGCTGCTCTGCGTCCAGTGCCTTCTGAGGGTTGTATCCTTTCTCTGCTACGCCCCTGCCCCAGAACCTATTGGGAACAGTGTCGTGCTGGTATGCGAGGAAGCAGCGATCACCCATGATGTACGGGTTCTTCGTAGCCCTCAGCAGGGTGGTGCCGTTGGCGATAGAGACGATGGCCTCAACCATCTCCTCTTCGTCGTCGGACTCGTACTTCTCTCCGTTGTCAGGGCCTGCGCTATCCTCGAACTCTACTTCCTTTAAGAGGTGCAGGGGTACGAAGCCGTGGTACTCGACGAGCAACACCTTGTCCTTCTCCTCGTCCGTCATCCCGTTGGGGCCATCAGACTCAACTAGGGTGTGGGAGTAGTTAGATATCTCTCCCTCGCGGTATGTGCCGTTGGTCTGCTTGATCTCGACGTCGTGCCGAGGTATGTCTGTGATGTGCGCCATGCCCAGTGCGTCGGATATACCCCGTGCTGTCGGGTCTATGACGAACTCCTTGGGGTGCACTGCTACCAGCCCAACCCTCACTACGTCCTCTTCGGAGTAGTCGGCCTGAGTGATCTCGGTATCCCCGATAGGGGTGGCTACCATCTTACGATCCTTACGCTCAGCGAGGATCACCTTGGCAATGCCCGTCCCGTAGATGGCACCGTTCAGGTACATCTCGGAGATGGCAGACTCTACGTCTTCCTTGGTGAAGTCCTCTTGCAACTGGTCACGCCACATCTGGATGTCTGCGGAGTCTTCGTCACCGTAGTTGTCGCTGACGTCGAACCACTTACCCATGCCGAAGGTAGCTTCCTCCAGCTCTGCAACAGCAGACTCGATGGCTTGGGCGAGAGCAGGGGTGATGATGCGCGAGCGCTCACTGTCCCGTGTGCTGTCAGCCTTCTCCCAAATACCACGCCATAGGCGGTAGTACTCGTCCCACTTCTTATCGTAGTTCTGCTTGCGGTGATCTTCCCACTCAGCCACGCGAACCATGACCCAGCTCGTAAGGGAGCTAGAGGCCGTTGGCTCAGCGTGCTGGTCTGCAGCAGATTCCTGTGTGTTAACAATGATGTCTGTACGTGCCATTAGTATCCCGATAGTATGTCAAGGGGTTCGTAGGAACTCTCAACCCAGCCGTGATCGTAGATCGCAGTGCTGATTTGATCGATGTACGCCAAGCTGTCTGGGCCATCATCGTGAGCGAGTGGGTTCGGGAAGTCAAGGAGCTGGTCGGTTAGCCACTTGTTCCATGGTTGGTCGGCCTTCATCAGAATCTTTCCATTCTGGAAGCGGCCTTGCAACGCCCATAGTATTCGTTCTGTCTTCTTCTGTCCACCGTGCGACAGTGGCTCGATGCGAGGGTAGACGTTCAGCCTCCGCATCTGGTCTTCGAGGTAGGGCATGATAGCGTTCTTCAACGACCCCTGCTCTATCCCGAGGGCGGCACACTTGTATCGCTGTGCTGCCTTCACGATCTGGAGGGACGTCTCTCGGACTCCCCACCTGCCGTGCACCATGTCGTGGATGAACCAGCCCTCGGAGCCAACCTCCACTACTGCTATTGAATGCTCGTCCAACCGCTTGAGGTTAGATTTCACCATCCCATCACCCTTGCCAAAGCCAGCCGGATCGACTGCGATGTACGTGGTGCCGGGACTCAGGGGCGCTTCGGCGTAGATGAAATGCTCCGACGCGAATGCCCCACCACCTGCTGCCTCAAAGCTCGCCTCGAACTCCTGACGGAAGGCATCCTCGCTCATACGTGCGCGGGCCTTGTCTAGCTCATCTGCTGAGATTAGCGGATTGTCTAGGCTATTGAAGTGGAACGAATCCCAGTCCGGGTCCTTGTTCTGTCCACCCGATAACCAGAGGTCATAGAAGTGGTTCTTGCCGGAGGGCGTACCGATGAACAGTGCGTCTCCCCGTGTGTCAGTGACAGCCGGGCCTATGATAATGTCCCATACTTCCGGCTTCATGAACGCATACTCATCTAAGACGACGTATGCAATTGAGTTACCCCGTAGGGTATCTGGTCTGTCCGAACCCTTGAGCTTGATGGTCCGTCCATTGATTAGTGTCATCGTCGACGTGTTCTCGTGGATCGTCTGGATGATCGAGGATGAGGTACCCCACCCCCCAAGGTCCTTCAGCAGAAGCCAGATGATGTCTCTGGCCTGCTGATAGGTAGGTGCTACGTACCAAACCTCCTTACCTCGGAGGTTGATACCATACCTGTTCTTCTCCTTCAGAGCTTCGATGAGCAGGGTTACCGCTGCTAGGTAGCTTTTACCTGCGCGTCGTCCTGCTGCACACACCTTAAAGCGTGCTGGGCTTTTGAAGACCGCGCGTTGCTTGGCGTGTAGGTCGAAGTTAAGATCCATCCTATATTTACCCTGTTGTGTTTATGAGGTGGGGAATTCAGCAGGTGTGAAGTTCCCGGTGTATCTTGGATCACCACGAGTTATCCTCACGGAGTCAACGTAGCCATTAAGGTCTCTGGTGGAGTTGTAGTCATTGTGACCTATGTCGTATCCGCCTGTATTCGTATTGCCGTTGGATGTCTGGGTGCCTGTGGCTAGGGCGACTACCCCGTCTACGTATATGTCCACATCACCGTCAGTGCCATTCAAAGTCCGGTTCACTGCAACATGGTGCCATTGATCAACTGTCAAAAATGCCCCATTAGCGTAGTGGGTAAAGACAGCACTGCCTGAATTATAGATTGCAAGGTACACTCCAGTGCCACCACCAGTACGAAAAACAAACTCCTCAGCCCCGCCGGAATCTCTTCCACATATTAATGTGTTTGTTGTTGTATCGCTTATCCGAACCCAGAGTTCCATACAAAACTCAACCGTTCTATCTGAGAAGTCTAAGTCTGAGGTATTAGGTATATGTACTGAATCACTTCCACCGTCAAAGGCTATAGATGTCGTTCCATGCTTAGTTGCGGCAGTGGAATACTTTACAGCACCTTCAGCAGATAAGGAGTGAGCACTGTCACTCAGATCTGTAAACGTGGTGCTTAGATCACTTTTACCAATAGAGTTTACTAGCAACACCACACTAGAGAACAGAGGGTCTGTCGCGCTGTCTGCGGGCGGCACAGAGGCCACATTACCTAATAGAAGCATTATGCAGGTACCAAGTTGCCAATCAGCACCCATGTGGTGCTAGTTAATTTTACAGCAGTAGCCGAGGCGTACTGCCCATTCAACACAGCTGTAAGGGCCGCGTTAACGCTAAGGGTATCAGTTGTAATAGCAATCGTAGTAGCGCCTGCCCCCAGCTGCGTGAAGTTCAGTGTTGTTCCTACAGGATACGCAACTGAGGCGTTGGCTGGGATAGTCACTGTATTGGCAGATGCATTATTCATTGTAATCATTGCCTCTGCATCACCCAGCACGGGCGCGTAGGTCGTGCCTGTCTGGGTGTTTATAACCAGAGGAATAGCTGCTGTAGTCTCTAACGTAACAAGACCTGTGCCATTGTCATACGTAAGCACGTAGTTATCTTGCCCTGCACCAACAGTCTGATCTCCATCGATGGTCAGGTTACCTAGCAGTATGTTACCAGTACCGTTGGGTTCAATGTCGATATCCCCATTAGCTGCTGATACTATCTTGTTGCCGTTTACGTCAAGAGAGCCACCCAACTGGGGGGTTGTGTCATCGACTACATCAGCGAGACCTGCCACTCCTGTAGCCTCTAATACCAAGGTACCTGACGCATCGTCGTAGGTCAGCACGTAGTTGTCTTGTCCAGCACCTACGGTTTGGTCACCATCAATCGTGAGTGTGCCGAGTACTACGTCCCCGGTGCCCTTGGGCAGGAGGGAGATGTCGATGTCGGCGTCGTCACCTGTAGCGCTGATGGACGGGCCTGAGCCCGTGTCTGCGTTAGCAACGGTGATCTCGTTCACAGGGGTGGTTGCCTCGGTGAATGCTATTAGTTCGTTTGTTCCGTCTCCGATAGCGTTACCGTTGACGTCCAGATTCCCACCTAGCTGCGGACTTGTGTCGTCCACAATGTCTACTTGTACGGTCAGGTTTACTGATCTTGCGCTACCTTGTGCCATTATGTCTGTTCCTGTCCATATGCGGTGAATGAAACTACGGGGTTAGTCACGTAGACTGATATTACATCTCCCTCTTCGAGAGTCATGCCAATCGTGGCTATGAATGTATCCTCATGGAGGATGTCGGTCTCGTAGTACTGGTAGTGCTTTACCTCTAACGAGGCCCCGGCGGGTCGCACAGCCAGACGGAAGGTGGAATTACTCATGTCCCTGTTGCACACAACTATGCTGCTGACTACCGTGTTGGTGCTTGCGGGCACTGTGTATAAGTCTTCCCATGTAGCCGCACTGGGTGCTAGCTGCCCTAAGACCTTAGCTGTATTTGCCATTTGCTACGCTCCTATTAGTAGGTACTGCGAGAAGCCGCCTGCACCTATGTCCGGGTAGGCTAGGTCAACCCAAGCCGTAGTCCCGTCGCCCCACTTAAAGAGCTTAGTATCAGATTCAAACCCCAGTTCTCCTGATAGGAGGGTAGGGTTAGCTTCAGTCCACTCGGCAGCCGTGCCGGTGCGCTGGTTCATTTGTAGTATTGCTGTTCTAGTGGCCATAATTATACTATACTCACAACGCTGATATCCTTATTTGACTGTTCTACTTGGCACATGTAGGTGTCGTTAATGGCCCAAGAGACAGCTTGGTCGGCACTTGAACCAACTGGAGATTGGTTTGGTTGGCCGTATGTAGCTAGTGTTGTCTCAGCAGACCAAGAAGATGCACCCTGTTCCGGTGCTATGCTGGAGTACCATTCGCCAAGAGAATTACATAGTATCCATCTGTCCAATACAGATATATACTTAATAAACCGAATTTCGCTTGTATTGGAATTGTCGTACCGATGCCCAGAAACCCAAGGAGCAACGCCAGTAAGAGATGTCCAGTATTCGTATTTCAAACCAACAGTACCACAGCCTACTGTAAACACTCCTCTCTCGTCACGATCATTAGCCTTGCTTGGCACACCATTATAGAGGCCAGTATTAGGCATGTCATTAGACATTACCCACGTAGTACCATTGTCACTGTAGCCATT